CCCCGGCCACGGGTTGTCTTCGCCATCAATATCGACGACTAGCAAGCCGGTTGTTGATATGCCGATATTTGCATTTGGCGTCGCGGTCCACCATTCCGTTATGAGGTCAAGATCGGTTGTTGCGTCGAGATGACCGTTACCGCCTAGCGGGGTTTTGCCGTGGGGTGCGCATTGAAAAACAGGGTATCCATGGCCAGCGTAACGGAGTGCGGCTTCCAGCATCATTGTCGAATTCCTTTCGTGTCGTCAGTCAATCCTGTGACATATAACGGGTATTAAGAAAAATAATATTAGGGCCAATTGCTGAATCTACAACTTCTGGCCATCTGCCCATTGTTGTTTTAACTCGAATGGCATCGGTATCGTAAAAATATATTTCGTCATTTTGATATTCTTCAGACAATTCAGAATCATTGAGATAATGTAATTCTTCCCACGCATTTTGAATATTGTCAGGAAAATCAGAATTTGTTCGTCGTTTCCACCACGATTTTAACTGGTGGAGCGTTCGCCATTCTCGAACAGTCTTGCCGCATGTCGTGTGGTAATTAATCCTAAGCTTTTCTTGTCGGTATGGTGCGATCTGGAGACCGTTGAATATCCCGCCCGGATGATTCTTGACATAAATATCGTATGTCGTTTCTTTCACCTCATATTCGGCATCGTAATCCGCGTTCTTTTTGGCACACTTACCCAAAATATCGACCTCATCCTCAGCGATTGCGTCGTGAAGTTTACCTTCTTTTGCTGGCCATTCGTATTCGCAATGTGGGCATACCCGTTGAGTGATGGAAACTTCGCATTGGCAATCCGGGCATGACCTTGTTAGCGGCCCGCCCTTGCCTTCCTTCTGTGGTTTAATTTGAATCTGGTCAATCGGTCCATGGCGTCGAATGTTGCCGCCAAAATCAAGCACAAGAAAATCAGCCTTGTTTGCATGCAATCGGAAACCACGGCCAACCATTTGGTAATAAAGGCCAGGGGATTGAGTTGGACGCAACAACACCACGCAATCAATCATCGTTGCGTCGAATCCAGTCGTCAGCACGCCGACATTGACCAGATATTTGATTTTGCCCGCCTTAAATGCCTGTAGAATCGACGATCTCTCCGCCGATGGCGTAGTACCATCAACAGTTGCGATCGTCGCTTTAAGGTCCATTGATCTAAGAGTTTCTGCCACACATTTCATATGCGCTAGCGTGATGGCAAACAGCAAAACATGATTGCGATCTTGAGTTTTGGATAAGATCTCAAGGCACGCCAGCATTACCAGATTGTTTTCCATCATGCGTTCGGCCAGTTCCGCTTCCGCAAAATCTCCACGTATGGTTTTAATGCCGCGTAGATCTGGAGTGTTCACCGAATGCTTGCTAATCGGCTTACATAAATACTTCTGATAAATTAGATCAGATACGCCAATCTCATAACTGACCTTGTTTAAAATGTGATCACTGGCACATATTACCCCGCCCTTGAGCCGATATGGAGTTGCCGTAAATCCGACAACCCGTAGCGATGGATTGGATTGGCGCATAGCCTCGATGATCATGTTGTACTGACCATCTTGACCGTGCGGGATTAGGTGCGCTTCGTCAACAAATATGTAGTCAATTACCCCGAACTGGTTGATTTTTTTTGCAATTGATTGCACGTTACCAACGATGATTTGGTTGTTTACGTCACGACGTTTGAGCCCCGCCGAATATACGCCGATTGGAAGTTCTGGCATAGTCGATACCAATCGATGGTATGTTTGCTCGACCAGTTCCTTAACGTGCGCCATGACCAGCACACGCGCGCCATTGGCTATAAGTTCGGCGCACAACATCGCCATTACCGGAGTTTTACCGCCGCCGGTAGGGATGACCACGCAAGGGTTAACATCCGCTCCATGGTCAATAAAGAATTGATGCACGCTATCGCATGCTGCCCGCTGATACGGTCTAAGTTCCATGTCATCCTCTTATCATCATTTCAGAATAATCAAACAGATGTTCCCGTAACATCTGGTATGCCCGACGCAACTTCACCTCGACGTTCTGACGGCTCATGCCGTGATCCGCGCCAATCTCTTTTGGTTGATAACCATCGAGCGTGGCATTGACAATAAACCGCCAATCCTTTGGTAATTTGTTAACAGCGCGCCGAACATCAGATACCACGCCATTGATGCTGTTTTCATCCTCATGAATCTTGTGGTTTTCATTCAGCTTACTCGTTACTGTGACAATGTATTTGAGTTTGCGCATTCTGATATGATGAAATTTTAAGCGCCGAACTATGTGGTATGCCCACGTTGAATATGCCGCAATTTCCGGATTATATTTGTGAATGCGTTTGATGATATTGAGCAAAACAATCTGCACCCAATCTTCTGGCGCTTCGTGTTTTGGGCGATAGATTAGCGCGGCCTTGCAGGTTATTCTTATTTGATCATCGGTCATGTCATGTCATCCAAAGCGATTAAAAACACGTCTGATCACATAGCTACGCAATAATGAGATCAGCGTGAAAACCAATCCTATCATCAGGTTTTTGTCCAGCGAAACATTAATTCCCATTATAGGGAAAACGATTAATTGCGTGAGAACCGCGCACCAATACCCGATCAGGATATTGGTGGCGGATTCAATGAGGCTAGTAAATTTACTCTGACTCATCGGAAGCAGCACATTCGATTAAATCTAATTCCGCATCGATGGAATCAAACAATCCTTTAGACTTTGTTTTTATTGCATTCTTCAAATTGGCGCATGCTTGTTTCCAATAAGATTCCTTGAGTTCAATTCCAATAAACTTACGATCCATTGACAAGCTCACATAACCTTCTGATCCAATGCCGCCAAATGGCGATAGAACAAGATCATTCGGATTGCTATACATTCGCAACGATCTCCTTATGACTTCAAGCTGCAATGGACAAATATGCCTTTCGTCATTGTCTTCGCGCGCGCTGGCCTTCTGTAGTGTGTTTGATGGATTAATGTCCATCCAAATAGGCGATGCGATTTTTTGCCATTCAAGAACGGGAAAATCTTTTGGATCATGTTCGACCGGATTAGCATTGATTCCTGGCTTTCTTAATGTCACTAGGTAATCTGGTATGCCCTGACGACTCATGCATGAGTCCTTCTTCAATTGTTTCCACAACAAACCAATAGCTTTGGTGCGCTGCATAGCAACCACGGGATCTTTCCATATGCAGACTTCCGAATGGTATACCCATCCTTCTTCAACGTGGATCCTAATTAATTCGCCTCGAAAATCACGCAAGCCAATCTCACCGTGAGATCCCTTGAACGATGGAAGATTCATGCAGTGGAAACTAGTCAATCGGCCTGGCTTAGTTACGCGGAATATTTCTTTAACTAGAAAACGATAATGAGACAAGAATTCATCATCGTTCTTTGTATTGCCCATATCACGAGTAGATGCGGAATACGTATATAGACTGGCAAACGGAGGGCTGTAAATTGAATAATCGATTGAATTTGAAGAAAGCGTTTTGGTTTCCTCGACGCAATCTCCTAATCGCATTTCCCAATTTTTATCGCCATCAAAGTCTGTTCTAAAATCCACTTGCAACCGATCCTTTCTATTAAGTTCAATCTCGGTAAATACGCTAGTCTCACGAATCATTTCCAGCGCCATTGCTTTGGCTTGCATGTCTTTTCTTTCAATGTTGGCAACCACATTGCCTTCAATGTCAGCGGCAACAAAATAAATGTGTACATCTCTTTTTTGGCCAAAGCGCCAACATCGGCGAATTGCTTGATAGACTTGCTCCCATGAGTCATTGAGACCAACAAAAACCATTCTGGCGCAGTGCTGCCAGTTCAAGCCAAAACCACACATCGATGGCTTACTAATCAAAACCTTGATCTTTCCATTTGCAAAATTGCGAAGGATCTCTTCTTTCCTTTCTTCCGTTTGATTGCCGCGCAACTCAACTGCGGATGGTATCGCCTTGGCAAGAGCTTCCGATTCGCCATTTAAATGGCACCATACAACCCACGTCTCATTAGGATTAGCGTTGACGATTTCTTTAGCTTTATCAACACGTTCGCTAGTAGTAATCCGTTTTGCCTTAAGTCGCTCTTGCAATGTTTGTGCCTCAAGAACAAACAATTCTCCAGGCATTTTCTGGTCGCTGGTAATCATTGCCAAATGCTGTTCTAATTTTGGCAAAACGTGCATTGATCCGTCATAACCTAAATCAGATGGCGACTGCAAAAGAACTGCCCATTCACATACCCATTTCCAAAAATGAGTACCAGCATGGCCCTTTAATCGCCATTTCTGAGTCTCCGCTCCATCATGCACAAAATATGTCGCAAGCATTTCGGCGCGCGAACAAACACCTAAGAATTCGGCATGCGACGCCAATTCCATCCAATCGTTTGGAGCAGGAGTGGCTGTTGATGCAAGGCGAAACTGAATTGATTGCGAAAAGTCAATCAATTCTTTTTTAGTACCTCCATCATGATGCTTAATGATTGATGATTCATCGAGCACAATACCGCCAAACATTCCACCATTTTGAAATCTAGTCAACTTGGCATAATTCGTGACATAGATAATTGGCTGATCGCATTCAATTGGAGAAGATGCGCGCCTTGCATGCAAGCCAAATCGTTCGGCTTCGGCAACAATTTGATCAGCTACTGCTAATGGAGCCAGAATCAAAACAGGCTTGCCAGTGTATTTTGCTACGGCATTAGCCCATACCAATTCCATAATTGTTTTGCCAAGTCCAGTACCGGCAAAAATACATGCTCGACCTTTGCGCAATGCCCATTTTATTATTGCTATTTGATAATCAAATAGCTCTTCAGGCATTTCTGATTCAGGTACTGATTCAAATTGAACTGACTTATGTTTACTAGCCAAGAATTCTGCATAATCCATATCTTATTCTTCTCCTCATTCCGCCACAATTAGCGGATGCAAACTCGAGGAATCGAACCTCGATGACTCATATTAGTTTTGAGCCTCCACCAGTATTCGCACAACAAAACTCCGTTGGCCATGGATGACAGTTCAGGGTTAACCTAAAATATTGAATTGAAACGATCAATCCAATGCCATGGCCAACGGAAAATCGGATAGTTACTTAGACCACTTGCCCTTGATTGGTGCAGTTGGTGCCGCTGGTGCTTTCGGCGGAAAATCAACCAGTTCAGGCTTTTGAACAGCGACTTGAACCGCTGGATAAAATCCCTTGACCACATTTGTTTCGCCGCCCGTATCGGCGCGCTTCTCGATGCGGATATCAATACTTAACGGGATATCCTGCAATTCGCTGGAATCCGATGGCGTCAACACGCCTACCGCCCGACAAATTGCGCTTAGTTCGGCCTTGGCGATCGATACCGCAATCGGGTTAGGGTTGTCGAGGTTAAGCCTAGACCAAACCTTTCGATCAGCATGCGGCCCTTGAATAATCGTAAATTCCAATTGGAGATATTCACCATTGCCAGACTTCGTTGGTTTGGTCTCTGTTTTTGAGATCACAACGTCGTATTTCCCTGTAGGGATTACGTCGCTGACGTTCTTGGCTGGCTCAATATCGCGTGCATTAAAACCTGAAAGATCCATGGCTTATCCTTTCGTAATTGCGTGACAAAAATCATTCCACGATAACGGTAGATCTACCGTTACCCCATATCGATTCTTGGCCAGGCACGCTGGCCCTCCGACAGTCCGAAGAATGCGTGCCCCGCCATCCGCACCAATCGAGCGAGCGATCGCCCTAGTGCGGCCAAAACCGGCCCCGTTATCGACCTCGACGCGCATACGTCGAGTCGCAAACAGTACCGCATCGGTCCACTCACATACAAGGCCGCAAGCGTGTTTGTGAAGACGTGGAGCGTACCTATCGTAAGGTGTTGACTCCGGATCCTCAAAACGCTCA